TGGGTCAACAGACCTTCTCAAATCCTGAGGCGGTTAATATTAATGTATTTGTTACTCCTGGTATTGATTATGTAAATAACTCAAACTTGGTTGAAGCGGCGATAGAGATGATTGAGTTTGATAGGGCTGACTCCTTATACATTTGTACAACACCTGACTACAACATGTTTACACCTTCAGCTGGTAATTCAGAAGAAATAATTTACCCACAAGAAGCGGTTGATAATCTTGAAACTACGGGTATTGACTCAAACTATACTTGTACTTACTACCCATGGGTTTTAACAAGAGATAGTGTTAACAATACACAAATTTATTTACCACCAACTGCTGAAGTTACAAGAAACTTAGCATTGACCGACAACATTGCATTCCCATGGTTCGCGGCGGCAGGTTACACTCGTGGTATAGTAAACGCTGTAAAAGCTCGTAAGAAACTGACTCAAGAGGATAGAGATGTTCTTTACAAAGGTAGAATTAACCCAATCGCAACCTTCTCTGATGTAGGTACAGTAATTTGGGGTAATAAAACCCTTCAAGTTAGAGAATCTGCACTTGACAGAATTAACGTTAGAAGATTGTTGTTACAAGCTCGTAAGTTAATTTCAGCAGTTTCAGTTAGATTGTTGTTCGAACAAAATGACCAAAAGGTTAGACAGGACTTCTTGGATGCGGTTAATCCAATCCTTGACGCAATCAGAAGAGACAGAGGTTTATACGATTTCCGTGTAACAGTTTCTTCAGACACTGCTGACTTGGATAGAAACCAAATGACAGGTAAGATTTATATCAAACCAACAAGGTCACTTGAATTCATCGATATTACATTCTACATAACCCCAACAGGTGCGTCGTTTGAAAATATCTAATAAATTTTAATAGGACAGGCCGATATAAAAGTCGGTCTGTCCTTATTTATTAATATGAGAAAAAAATACATATTAGAAGGTATTACAGAAGAAGGTACTCCTGACATGAAATATTATGCGTTTGATTGGGATGATAATATCTTAACAATGCCGACCAAAATAGTACTCAAGGATGTTGATGGTGATGAAGTAGGTATGTCAACTGAAGATTTCGCTCATCATCGTGAAAAAATAGGAAAAGAAAATTTTGAATACGATGGACATGAAATTGTAGGTTTCGCTCAAAATCCATTTAGATACTTTAGTATAGAAGGTGATAAAAGATTTATTATTGACTCTATGTTAGCAAAACCAGGACCAGCTTGGACTGATTTTGTCGAAGCAATTAATAACGGGTCTGTGTTTTCGATAGTCACCGCTAGAGGTCATACTCCAAGTGTTATTAAAGAGTCAGTATATAATATGATTATTTCAAATCATATGGGTATTAATTCAAATGAGTTAATAAAAAATTTAGAAAAATTCCGTGATTTAGAAGGTGTGGGAAAATCCACCAAAAGAGATATGATATTAGAATATCTTGATATGTGTCGTTTTTACCCTGTAACTTACGGAGAAGGTAGTGCGACTAATCCTGAAGAAGGAAAAATTAAAGCCCTAAAAGATTTTGTGGATTATGTTAAAAGAATTTCTAAAATGATTAATAAGAAAGCATATCTGAAAAATAAGATTTCTAACAGATTTACACCAATGATTGGATTTTCAGATGACGACTTAAGAAATTTAGAAAAAGTTAAACAACATTTTGAAAAAGACCCAGAAAACATAATTAAAACTATATCAACTGCAGGAGGAATTAAAAAACCTTATTAACTGGATACTTATAACTGGAATCTATTTGAAAAAAAACCAAAGTAAATAGAAAAAAAATAACTTGGTATATTTATATAATATAAAACAAAAAAATAAAAAATTAAAAAACTGATATACGATGGCTGATTTACTGATGAAAATGCCGATACCTTACGAACCCAAAAGGCAAAACCGATTCATTCTACGTTTTGACACTACGTTAGGTATCAACGAATGGTTTGTTGAGAGTACGGCTCGTCCTCACATTACTATTAATCCTGTGGAAATTCCATTTTTGAATACTTCCACATATGTGGCCGGTAGATTTACATGGGGTACAATTAACGTTAAATTCCGTGACCCAATCGGACCATCGGCATCACAAGCTCTTATGGAGTGGGTTCGTCTATGTGCTGAATCAGTTACAGGTCGTATGGGTTATGCTGTTGGTTATAAGAAAAACGTTGATTTGGAAATGTTAGACCCAACTGGTGTTGTTGTTGAAAAATGGATTTTAGAAGGAACATTCTTATCTGATGTTAATTTTGATAGTTTGGCATACAATACAGATGCGTTGGCAACAATCTCAGCAACTCTTCGTATGGACCGTTGTATATTAGTTTATTAAAATTCAATTTACATATTTTATATAATCCCGTATATATTGTTATACGGGATTTTTTTTATGGAAGAAATTAGTGGATATACATGTAATCGGTGTGGTAAAGTTTTCGATACCGAAGAAGAATTTCTTAATCGTCACAATAAGAAAAAAAAGTTAGAGTCTGGTGATAATCAAACAAGTGTTGATTAATTTACTATAATAGTTATTTTATAAATAAAAAACAATGGATGCTAGTTTATTAAACGCTGCGACGGAAAATTTTAATCTTCCCCACGACGTTGTTACATTACCTTCAGGTGGTGTATTCTATAAGTCAAAAAAGAAATCAATCAAAGTAGGTTATCTAACCGCGAGTGATGAGAACGTTATTATAAATGCCGCTTTATATAATAAAGATTATTTTGTTCTTAATTTATTACGTAACAAAGTTTATGAACATGATTTGAGACCTGAAGAGTTATTGGAGGGAGATGTTGAAGCGGTTTTAATTTTCCTTAGAAACACATCTTTCGGACCTGAATATTCAATTAACGTAGAAGACCCAGGAACAGGTAAAAATTTCCAAACTACCATTGTGTTAGATGAATTGTATATCAAACAAACTGAACATAAACCAAATGAAGAAGGTTTGTTCATTACAAAATTACCTAAAACTGAGTCCGAAGTTAAATTAAGATTACTTACATATAGTGAAGTTATAGAGTTGAATAAAATGGCTGATGAATATCCGGCCGGTAGAGTCGCTCCAAGAGTACAATGGAGATTACAAAAACAAATTGTTGAGGTAAATGGTGAAAGAGACAAGGGTGTCATTGCTAGATTTATCGAGAACCTTCCTATTATGGACTCTAAATATATTAGAAACTTCCTTATTGACAACCAACCGTCATTAGACCTAAAAAGACAAGTAAAAGCCCCATCAGGAGAAATTGCAACAGTTACGATTGCGTTTGGGGTTGAGTTTTTTCGGCCTTTCTTCTAATTACCGGCAGTATCTTACAGATGAATTTTTATTGATGGGTAGATTTTTGAGAACACAATATAGTGAATTCTTGAGTATGCCCACTTATGTGAGAAAATACTTGGTTGATAAAATCATAGAATATAATACTCCGAAAAGTTAAAAACTTTAATTTGTTCTATTTATATAAAAATAGAACCTGATGTTAGAAGGAGAAGGTGACAAGAAGGACACCACAAAAAAATCCGCGTTAGAAGAGATTAAAGGTGTTATTAGTGATTTCGCTACCGAGATAGGAGACGCTCTTGCGACTAACATAAATCCTGATAGGATGTTAGAAAAACTATTTGAGGTTGATGATGCCGCCAAAGCAATTGCTAAATCTTTCGGTACCGGTACGGATAATATAGTTAATCTAAAGATGTCCATGACCAATGCGGTCACGGAGGTAACCAAGTTGGGAGGTAATTTTGAAAAGATTGCTCAAATTCAACAAACAGTCGGTGAGTCAGTAGGTAGAAATGTGGTTATTGCTTCTGAGGCGTATGCAAAGTTATATGCTGCTGGTGAGGTATCTGGAAAGCAGGCCGCGGAATTTGTTCCAAAATTCAAAGATGTTGGTATCTCAATATATCAAGCGGGAACACAAATGGAAAAAATTGTTAATACTGCAAGAGAAATAGGGGTTAATGTGGGGACGGTAACTGGAGAGGTTATGAAACACATGGATAAGTTGAACCTTATTACTTTCCAAGGAGGAGTTGAAGGTTTAGCTAAAATGGCGGCTCATGCCACTTCTATTAATATGGATATGGGTAAAACTTTGGAATTTGCCGAAAAAGTGTATAATCCTGAAGGTGCAATTGAAACGGCTGCGGCTTTACAGAGATTAGGTGTAACACAATCACAACTTCTTGACCCTTTGAGATTAATGGATTTGTCACAGAATGACCCTGAAGAATTACAAAGACAGATTGCTGATTTAGGTAAAGACTTTGTAAAGTTAAATGAAAAAGGTCAATTTGAAATTATTAAAGGAGAACAAAGAAGACTTAAAGAGGTTGCTAAAGAATTGGGTATGATGCCGGCCGAATTTGCAAAAATGGCGATTGGTGCAAAGGAACTCGAAGACAAACTACAGAAGATTAAATTCCCTGATACGATAACTGAAGAACAAAAACAATTCATTGCCAACATGGCAGAAATGAATGAAAAGGGTGAGTATGTTATTTCGTATGAGGGTAAGGATAGGGAAGTTAATGATTTAATGAAAGAGTTTGGTGGAGACCAAGCAAAGTTGGCAAAATTCATGGAAGATAGTAAACCAAAAACCATGGAGGACCTCGCCACCCAACAATTAACAACTCTACAAGGAATAAAGGCAAGTATTGATTCACTGCAAGATAGAGGAGGATATGCTTTTGGAGGAAGTGAAGTAGGTCAAGACGCTATCGAGGCTGTGGTTGCGGGTTATAAAAAAACTGCAGACGCTTTTGATGAAATCGACATCAAAGGTATGAGAAAAATTTATGACGAAGGGGCAACTGATTTTGTTGATACATTGAATAGAGTTATTAGAGGTGAAGATAGTGTTGAAGCGGTATTCAAATCTATGACAGGAATAGCAAAACAAACATCAGAGTTTTTAGAAAAAGGATTTAACTCGGCAATAGAAAGTGCGAAAAACAGTACATTAGAGTTATCAACTAGTCAAAATAAATTTGCTCAGTTATTGACAACTGTCACGGGTCAATTTGCTAAAAACGAAGGAATGACGGGGGATAACCAAACAGCAAACGCTGGTACGACAACCACAACAGCAACAAATCCTAATCTTACACAAATGGCGACAAACAATGCCACGATGGGAACAACTGCAAATCAAACAATGACAACCAATTCAAACTCAAATATATCGTTAAATATTAAAATTGATTCCCCTCCAGGAGTAGATGCTTCAACACTCGAAAAAATATTCCAAGACCCCGTATTCAAACAGACGTTATTACAAGCGGTTGAGACCGCCGCTAAACAAAATGGTTTAACTCCATCAGCTACGGGTATTGTGAAAAAATAACAAGTCATCTATTTATAATAAAGTTTAATTGATGTCCGAAAGTAGTTTATCATTTTCGTCAACACAGTCCTTTAGAGACAAATTGATTGCGAGAAACTTGGCACCTTATAATGTGCCGGGTGTTTATTCTCCACCGGCAAATCAATTAACGTATGAATATATCCAATCAAATCTTTCGGTAATTAATTCACCTGATGAATTAATTGCTGAAAACCCATTTGCTAATAAATTATACCCATTAAACGAATTCGGACCTGAAGGTGGATATAATTTAGACATAACATATAATGGACCTTTATTACCTGTTGACCCAAACCAAGGACCATATTACCCTTTTTCAGTAAGTCCATTAGTTTTGTCATCAGATTATTATTTGAGTGGGTCGGCATTTGCTCCGAATAATCAGAATAGATTTTTACCTGATGGAGGATATAACTATTTATATAGTACTGAAGATATCCCGTTAAGTTTTAAATATTTTGTTCAATACTGGGAACCACCAAGTTTTGTACCTTCAACTTATTCGCCATATCAAATATTATTATCAAATAATCCGACGGGTGACAATGGACCGTTATCACAGGACTCATATATTGCTAAACTTGGGGCCGAACAATTAAAAAAATTGTTTGAGGTTAGGATTAATGCTGAAATATATCAAAATAGTTTAGGTTTAGTAAATTTACAGGCATTACAGGACCCGTTTGAGGCTAGTTTAGTTGCATCGGGTAAAGAACCTTTAATATATCGAAATTATAGAATTACTGTTCCTGAAAACCCTATATCAAGAACAGTAGATTTGGCAACAAGACTTGCTAGTGCTTATTGGCCGGTATCACCAATACCAGGTGATTATTTTGACGAAAATACACCTAATGGTCAATCACCACAGATATCTAACGCTCTTAATGTTACAAATCAACTAACAGGTGGATTTTTAGGTCCGATATTAAATATTACAAGAAATCCGTCTGAAATATTTTTGGCGAATACGGGTAATGCTCAAAGGTCGGCACTTTTCAATAACCTTGATTATAATAGGTATCAACCATCATATCAGGAACAATTTGGTGGTTTATTGGGAATAGCTTCGGGTATAATAAACGCCGCGGTTGATTTATTGGGGGGTAGTAGTGCAGGCCCTGGTTATTATGTAGGAAGTAAGAATGCCGAACCAAGTACAATTACTTCTCCACCAAACCAAGTACCGGTTAATCCTTATGGACAACAAGTAAACGCCCCTGTATATGGGCCATCTGAATTAGGTATTTTATATGAAGGGAATGAAACCCAAATTAATTTTGGTTTAAAGGCAAAAAATTATTCTGATACTGGTGATATAACAGGTGCTTTTGTTTGGACATCACCTAAATATAAAGGTGCTGCGGGTTATAAACCAACAGTCGGAGGAGGAAAGGGTAGTAGAGACGAAGAGTTTAATATAGTTAGCGGAAATTACACTAAAGGGGAGTCCACAAACATTGATTTTAAGAAAAATTCAATATTAGATAACACCCAAAGGATTATTCAATCTGCGGATAACGTACAAGGAATTCAAAAATTAAAACACGTAGGTAATGCGATTAATCAAGTAAGTAAGGTGTTCAATGACGGGTATAAAGAAATGACAAAAGGTTCTCAAGTTGTTTCTTATACTGATAATACAACTGGTGGTGAAGTTGGTAGAGAATACTGTAGGGTATTTGCTAAAGATATTCCTTATTTAACATATGCTGATTTACAAAAAAGAGATGGTATAACAAAGTCGGGTAGAAGATTTACCAATTCTGTAATGGATAGTACCTACAATTTAAATATTGCTCCTTTAAGAGGTTCAGGTGATGATAGAATTGGTTCTACTAATCTATTGAAAGGAGCGGATGGTAAGATTGTTGCTAAAAAATATATGTTCTCTATTGAGAACTTGGCTTGGAGAACTTCGTCAAGACCTGGTTTTACATATGATGAATTACCTGATTGTGAAAAAGGACCAAATGGAGGCCGAGTTATGTGGTTTCCTCCATACGATATTAAATTCAATGAGTCAAGTACTGCGAATTGGAACCCAACTTCATTTATCGGAAGACCTGAACCAATTTATACCTATAAAGACACAAGTAGAACGGGTAGTTTAAGTTGGAAAATAATTGTAGATAGTCCTTCTGTAATAAATGCCATAATTGAAAAACAATTAAAGGGACAAAGTAAGGAAAGAGTTAATTCAATAATTGATTCATTCTTTGCGGGATGTGTAAAATACGACATATATGAATTGGCAAAAAAATTCAACACGATTCCCTCAAAAGATTTATTTACATATCAAGAAATAATCAATAATCCAAGATTAACACCTGAAGAATTGGCCGGTGTTAAAAGAGAGATTCCTGTCAATTATCAAGTGGATGTTATCACTCCTGGTGTCGCTGAAGAAGTACCACAAGTTACAGAAGACACCACTCTTGCGTCCTTCAACTCAAATTATTTAGGGTTTGCATTTTATTTTGATAACGATGTGCCTGGCCCTCAAGACAAAACTGTTACAACCACAAGTGAAGATTTTGAAAGTGCTTATAATATCTACATAGGACAGAAATCTAATTATAGTTCGACCGCTTCTGTAACTTTTCCTTCAGGAAGTGCTGAGGCGAATACTGATGAGTTCTTTACGGAAATAATTGAAAATAATTTTAATATTATAAATAATAAATTTATTCCGGACGCAATAGATATTTTATCAAACAAAAAAGGAACAATCAGTATTACAATGGTTGGTTCTGCGTCAGCTAAAGCAAGTACTCAATATAATGATGCTTTATCAAAAAGACGTATAGACTCGGTTAAAAATTATTTTCGTAGTAAGGGATTAGGTCAATATATTGATACGGATAAAACATTTACAATCACATCAGAACAAGGTTCAGGAGAATCAATCACAATACCCCAATATTCATTAGAAGTGACTACGGGAGCGACTACAGCCTCAACAATTGATTCAGGAACTCAAGGGTCGGTTGATTGTACCGCTGACATTAAAGATAAAAATAATAAAGTAACAACTAACTCACAAACTTATTCTGTCAGTGCTATGGCATGTAGACGAGTTAGAATATCTAATATAAATGTAACCCCATTACCAACCCCTACACCCCCTAAAAAACCTGACCCTACACCTATTAAAACGACAGAAACAAGAACATCCGCATCAACTATAACCGAATACCCACCACAGCCACAACCAACAGTTGACATTGTTAAGAAATTAAAAGATGGTATAGGTAAGAAAATATTAAGACAATTATTTTCCGAGTGCGATTATTTTGAGGTTATTAAAGAAACTAATCCTTTTGTATACGACTCAATTCAAGAAAAAATAAAATATTTTAATCCTGCGTTTCACTCTATGACCCCTGAAGGATTAAATGCTAGGTTAACTTTCTTGAATCAATGTGTTAGACCTGGTGAAACAATACCTGTGATAGGGCCTGATGGAACACCAAAATACAATGATGCCGTGAATACCTCATTCGGGGCACCACCTGTTTTGATTTTAAGAATTGGAGATTTTTTCCACACCAAGATAATACCAACTAGCTTACAAATAGGATATGAGCCTTTGATTTTTGACCTAAATCCTGAAGGTATTGGGGTACAACCAATGATTGCCAACATATCCTTATCGTTTAATGTTATCGGTGGTCAGGGTATTGCTAAACCTGTCGAACAATTACAGAACGCATTGTCGTTTAATTACTATGGTAACACTGAAGTTTATGACGATAGAGCAGTATTCACGGAAGATACTTCAGCGTTAGATAAAACTTTGGTACAGGGTATTATTGATGGAGAACAGCCTGCAACACCAAATCAAGTTGATAATCAACAACCTAATGATGGTGGGACAACTATTGGTACAATAATAACTAATATACCAGCGGCTAGCGGACAAACAGGTGAGATTGGATATAAGGATATTATGGACAAACTTTATGATAATACTAAAGATTATTTTTCAACTATCGTTAATCAACTTGAAAAAGTTGTCTTGGTTAATAACTATGGTGTGCTCATGATGTTAAATGATAGAAGAGAAAGTAATCCTGAAAGTACTGAATTACCGACAAAAAATGGGGATGAAGATGAAAAAGTTATAATATATGGTAATCCTGGAAACTACGAAGAACCTGTCCAATCGTTGTTTGACAGAAACATTGAAAATGTAATTAACGATGATAACCCAATTATTTCCGATTTCATAGACAAACATGGAACGGCTTACAATGAAACAACTAAAATAGATAACTTGAAAAATAATTTGAATAATTATCTCAAAGCGTTTCAGGCTGAGTTTTCTAATTCGATATCAACTATAGTACAAGAAATCACTATTTTTGAGCAAGACTTTTATCAGACAGTTAGAAAAGTTAGTTTAGTTTCAGAAAAGTTAGACGGAAAACTTTTATCAGGAAATGTTCCAAGAGTTTATAATACTGTCGGAACATCTGAAGTATCAACATCTAGTGAAAATTCACCTGCCGATACTTTGGTGGAATTAAGGTCCGACTTCCAATCCTTTATTGATGTATTACCAGAATTTAATGAATTAATATCTGTAACATACGCAATCGCCAATAACGCTTATTATGACGGTGACTATGATACTCCAGAATCGAGTAATGAATTTGACCCGTCGAATACAGAAAATGATAAACTATTTTATATTATTATAAGTAGAGTTCTTACCGACGATGCTAAATTACAAACATTTCAGAAAGATTTGGTTAAAGGGATTGATGAGGATAATCAATTTGTCCGAAGGGTTAATAGAGTGGTGGACGACGTTGCTGACAGGTACAAAAAACAATTGAAGGATGATGAGAAGTACATGAAAAACTTCAAAAAATCCAAAGATTACAAAGATTTTGAAGATGGGTTAGATAATAAATTATATGTTAAAGGAAAATTAAGAAAGTTCACATATGATACAACACCTGATGCGAATGTTCAGACAAATGGAGAGAAAATTAAAGACTTGTATCTAAACCCATTTAAATTTAAGTAACATGGCCGGCAGACAATATTTTAATAGGTATAGTAATTTTGTAATTAACGGACAACAAACTGTTGTTCCTTATGTAAATCTGCCGAGTAAATCAACAGATAAAAGATTTATATATAAGATAGGTCAATCAAGATTAGATAAGATGTCACAACAATATTATGGTACTCCATATTTCGGATGGTTGATATTAGCAGCAAACCCAATTTATGGAGGTCAAGAATGGAATATTGCTGACGGGTCTATATTGACTATTCCGTTTCCTTTAGTAGCTTCGTTACAAGACTATAAAAACGCTTTAGACAATCACTTCTTCTACTATGGTAGGTAATAACGAAAATATATTAACGGAATTTGATTATAACAACATTACCATAGTTGACCCAAATAAAGTAGTTGACGCTCAAGGTAAAGTTAAAGAAAGATTTGTGAACCAAGAAGACTTGGTTTATTATGTTAATTTGGAATGTAAAATGCTCCCAAGAACAAAACTAGCTTTGGGAGTTGCTAACAATGATTCACTACAAACTATATCGGTCGCTTCGATAAATTTTTTGAAACCTGGTGGTAAAACATTTTTAGATAATTCTTATACCGACGAGATAACAGGAGAAAATTCAGTAAAAGGCGAAGGTGTTAACCAACCAAAAAAGACGGCAATTTCAAACCCAAATAAGAGTGACGATTTTTATATTAGACAAACAATAACATCAGGTGGAAAACAAGGGTCTACTGATAATGGGTTATTGGGGGTAAGAAATATAACTGTAAAGTTAGATACTTCATTCTTACCAATTATTACAGTAGAGCTTATTGATGTTAAAGGCAGAGCATTATTTGAAGGTGGAAACAATTCTCCATACGCCGCGTTTTTTAATCTACCATACCCCAAATTCTTTTTAACCCTCAAAGGTTATTACGGTAAGGCAATTCAATTAGAATTAATGTTACAAAGCTTCAATTCTCGTTTTGATGCTGGAACAAGTAATTTTGAAATATCATTAGTTTTTTACACTTACAAATATACAATGTTGTCCGAAATATCGATGGGTATGTTGTTAGCGACCCCTCATATGTATAAATCTAGTGTTCAGGTTGCGGCATTGACAAGTGGTGGAGGAGCGACAACTCCTGTCAATCAAAGTTTTGCGGAAATTGGGTATGAAAAAATTAAAGAAATGTATTCAGAATATAAATCTAAAGGATTAATTCCTGATGATTTTCCTGAATTAACTTTAATACAATTACAATATAGACTTGAGAACTTTATAAAAAACATTTTAGATAACTTTACTAAAGTTAATATGAAGCCTTTGGATGACCTAGAGTTATATCAAAAGACTATCAATGAATATATAAGGGATGTTTATACGGCTCAAGGAGAAAAAGCGGGGTCTTGGTTTAACAAGTATATGGATACCAAAGCGCCATTCGTATTGGCAAATCAATTCAAGACCAAAATATATACGTTTAAAGGTAATTTAGATGCTGAAAAAAAACAAGCGGCGATTACAGAGTTAAAGTCTTTGATATCTAGTTATAATGAGAAACTAAAGACTAATAACACACTTGGGGATAAAGGGTCTTATACTATAGATAATAAGACCATACCGGCATCAATACCCGTTAAAATAACTTATGATAAAACATTTTTAAGAACATTCACGTCTGAAAATGAAATAAATTTTGAAGAAACGTTTAAGTTAATAAACGGTGTTCCTGCGACAGGAGATACACAAATTAACGAATTAAAGGCTGACTTTCAGAAAAGAAATTTATTTAATGCTTCTGATACAACAGTTAAAGACGGACAACCTGAAATAACCTATCAATATTTTGCATTTGATAACAACACCAATGAAATTATTAATAATGTTTCAAATTTTTTAGACCCGACTTTTTTTGGTGAGATAGACCAAATACAAAAAAAATTAAAAGCTTTTAGAATTCAAATAGAAGAAGACCTAACTAAAGCTCTATCTAATTTATTACAAAATTCAAATAACGGTATTGGGTTTGTCCCAAATATAAGGAATGTTTTGGCGGTTGTTTTTGCAAGTGGAGAAGCTTTCATAAGATTGATGGATGATGTTCACAGAGAGGCGTGGAATCAAAGGGATGCTCCCGCAAGAAAAAATGCAATTTTTAATAAACAAATTGAAAGTGCGTCACAGGACGCTTTGGACCCGGGGTTAAATAATGAAAATCCTGTTTATCCATGGCCTCAGTTTTTAGTAGAAACCGCAGGGGAAAACGGACAAGAAAAATATGAAATAAAATACCCTGGAGACAGCGATGTTATACAACAAACTCAAGGATTTCAATATGATGTTTGGCCTGAAATAGAATTTGAAGAAGAATTTATAAAAGGATACATAGAAAGAACTTTACCACCACAAAACCCGAGCACAAATTTTAATGAACTAACCGAACCAAAGAGAATTTCGTTCAATGCTATGGAATTCCCAATAAACAACATTGTTTTTTCGAATAAAGAAGAGATTAAGTTTTTCTTTGAAATTTATGAAAGAATAAATTTTGTAACATATTATTCAAAACTTTCGAGATGTTCTAACTCTATTGCGGAATCAGATAAAATAATCGATTTGTTGGCAGATGCTGAGGCAACAAATATGGTTACAAGTTTGGGGGATACAAATCCGTTCCTACTTGACAAGTTAAAAAATTATGCGTTCAACTCTCAAAATTATTTATCCACACTCAGGGGATTTTCGAATGATGGAACGGGACAAAGTTGGCAGAATTATTTGAGAGGAATTTACAATACAAATTATATAAGAAATTTAATATCAAATTCTGAGTTTGAATTTATGGATTTGAATACATTACTTGCACCAGTATCAGAACCGCTTGTAAGTTTAGAAAAAGAACAAGATATTATTGATTATTTGGCTCAAGCATCGCTCTCAAATGTTTTTGATGTTACTGATATATATCCTTTCATAAGTAACGCTTGGTCTAAAAGTGGGTTGGCGAATGGTAAAAATGTGGCCGACGCTAAACAAGCGTTTACCACCGACAAAATACTGACATTCAATAAAACTAAAAAAGTCATAACGAATTTTTTGGATGCGACAAGTCCCGAAGAAAAAAGAATAGTAACTAACTTTATATATAAGACCAATAACGTACCCAACATTACTAACGAAAATATAAAAAGTTTTTACGAAGGAAGAACACCCAAGAAACAACTTGTTACTGAAGGTAATATTACTTATTCAGGTTATAATGGGCTGTTAACAAGTAGTCAAACTACCTCAATGTTTAACACTCCATTCTTTATAAATTCAATTTCGGAAGGAGTTGAAAAGTTTAGAAATTTTGATAAACATCCATATAAAGTCCCCGCGTATCTTTTTCTAAATTCATTGCCCTTACCTACATTAAGGGAGAAATATCAAACATTTGAGTCATCGACTGACGGAGGTGTTTTTAGTAAACCCCTTGACTATATATTTGCTACATTAAAAAAGTTTGGTGCAATCCACAGAGTACCATATCCTTGGATTTTAAAGTTAGGTTCTATATGGCATAGATATAAAGAATACACCGATAAAGGTATAGACATACTTGACGGTTCTTGGAAAAACTTTGATTCAACCCGCAGTTTTGACCCATTTGGTTCTAACCCCTCAAGGAATTACGGATTAATTTTGAATGGTTCTCCATTCGACATTGTACTACAAAAAGATACGGTATTTGGTACCGAAACATCTTCATTAATTAACACTGGATTTTATCCTAAACTTATTAATGATTTTAACGTATTCTATCAAGGATATAATATTATAGACACAAGTACTGAAATTAAAGGTACTTGCACATCCGCTGGAAACATATTAACCGTACTAACTGTAAATCATAATTCATTAACTACTGGATTTATTTTACAAGGAAACGGATTAAACTCGGCTCAAATATTGTCACAAACAGATGGAATACCTGGCGGACCAGGCACTTATCAAATAAGCACTTCACAAAATGTGACCAATATAAGTTTTACAGTAGTAAATGCGTTTAACACACCATACAGTGACCAATCGATACAGGACTCATTTTTAAAAGGATTAAGTATAAACTATTCACAAGACTCTGTCATAGATTTGGCGGAAGGTTTTGATGACGAGAACCCACAGAGAGACTTAAGAATTATAACTTGGAGTGTTTTAGTTGACGATAAAAATAGAACAAACCAATTTATTATACCATCACAAGGGTCAACCTTCAATCAAACCAAAGTGGAATGTTTTGAAAACGGTAAAATTAAAAAAGAAGTTAATAATAATAAATCTATGTTTAATGGGTCCGTTAGAATGTTTTGGGCGGCACCTCATTATGGATATTTTGATTTAGACAATTTATTAAAACCATCACCTGAAGAATATCTAAAAACAATTTTTATAAATCAGGAAGAACAAAATCATTTTACATTAAATTCAAAACCAATTTATACCAAAATAAGTGAAATTTTTTCAGTATTTGAAAAAGAAATTTTAGATAAATTTGAAGAAGAGTTCTTGAATTTTTCAGTATGTAAGTATGATTTTGTAGATAGTGGTTTGATAAAACCGATGGCGATGACTAATAGTTACGCCCAAGCAAGTAATCCGGGAACTACTGGAACGACTGGGGACACCGCGGCAACACAACAAACAGATTTAGAATCGAGTTTAACATCGACACTCAAAAACTTTCAGACACTTTTCACAAACATGATGACTGTCGTTAAATTGACCGGAACAACGGGGGACCAATTGATAACAGATGTTCAAAATAAACAGACATCAGTTATTGCAAATACACTTACAAAGTTCTTGACATATGATGCTGCGTTCAAATTCGGTAACCCATCTAACTATAATAAAAAATTATTTTATTCTTTTACACCTTCAATAATAGAAGACCCTTTTACTTGGGAAAGTTATAAAGAAAAAACACCAAACGCATTACCTGTTGACGGAGGAACTACTACCCTCAGTGATTCTAAATTAAATTACCCTGACGCTTGGAAAGCATTAGAAACTTATGTTGGTAAGTCAGATATTTCTAGTCTAACATATTCGGATAATGGGTCATATATTACGGATTTCTTTATTGATTTAAATGTTGCTTTTACTGACAATAATGTTAAAAATTTATACCCAATTATAAAAATTTACGCTTCACAAAAACTAGCTCAATTTCAAGTAAATTCAACACCACCAACTTTACCATCAACTCAACCATACGAAGGGGCGTTAATTGAAACCTATGAATTATCTGGAGGGTCAAAAGTTTTAATTTTTAAACAAGGACCAAGAAAATTCGCGGTACTTGTTAATCAGAATGAAGAGACACTATATATAGGAGAAAAAATATCCATATCAGCAAATCCTGACAGCCAAGGAATTGTCAATGAAGCGTTACAGGCGTACTATGGTAATCTCGCAGAGTCACCGGAAGTTATTAATATAATTAAAAGTCCGGCACCACAATTTCCCGCAGTACCAGACCCTGTTGGTAAATGGAGTAAAACAACATTGTCAAACTCATTGGGAGAATTTGTTAGAAATACCGATGACTTCCAAAACAAAATAATAGATAGTTTCTTTACTAAAATTAGAAAAAAACTACCCGATATCAGTTTAAAGTCAGAGGTTATTAATCAATCGGCTCTTGAGGGACCACAGAGTAAAGTTGATTTATGGGAAACATTCAAAGCGATTAATGATAAATGGATTGCCGGTAATGACTTTAAACAAAAAACATTATTTGAAGACATTCTATTATTAGATAGAGCTAGTAGAAATATAGGTGATGTTGTTCTTTGTGACATTTATAAATTAAGAAATCAACTTATGACCATTGACCCAACAAACAATATGTTGGGTTTTATAACCACTATTCTTGTTGAGAATAATTTTGTGGTAATGAACATACCATCATATGTTAATTTTTATAATGTTCAAGAAGCTCAGAAAAACGCAAAACCAAGATTGGATAGTACTTCAGATTTTGCTAATAATTTGTTTGGTACATTTTTGAATGTTGACTACCGAGACTCTAGTGCTAAAATGGTGTGTTTTTATGGTGGCAAACCAAGTGAGATTGTTGATATAAAAGATAATGTGGATTTTAGATTTAGAGATGATGCGTTTGAAATCACTAAAGCGTCAAGTAATCCATTAGCAGAAAATCAAATTGGTAAAACCGATTGGGATAAATCAAATAAGGTGGTTGGCTTTAGTGTAGATATCGGACCTCAAAATCAATCAATATTTTATGGATTTAATATTAATCAAGGTAATAGCCAGAGTACCGCAGAAGCTCTCCAAGTCCTAAATCAGATGGCAAACCAAGGAGGGAATAGGGCAGTGGCAACTCAAAACCTATCCCTATATAATTTGTATAAAAACAGAAGTTATACGTGTACCGTAAGTTTATTAGGCAATGCCATGATACAACCAACAATGTATTTCAATCTTAGGCACGTACCAATGTTTAGTGGTCCATATATGATTACAAAGGTTACTCATACTGTAAATCCCGGTAGTTTCGAGACCATATTGGAGGCGGTAAGACAACCGACCGCGTCTTTACCTAAAATAGATAACTTCTTACAGATATTAAAAACAAATCTTTTAAATTCTGTTATTGCTGAAAGTAATAGACAAAAGGAGGCGATAAACAATGAGGCTAAAAAGGCCGAAAATGTTAAAGCTCAACAGAAACAATTAAATGATTTTGTTAATACAAATCCTTCTAATACTGCATCGGCTAACCAAACCTGCTCAGCTTCAACTAATTTTGTAGAATTTACTTATAAAGCTGCGGTTAAACAGACACTTACAACAAATCAAATGGTTGGGAAAGTAAAATCTTTGGTTGGGGCAACTACGATTTCAGAAAAAGATAAATTAAATATGTGTGTGTTTGCAGCGGCTTATATTGCATCAGGAACACAAACAGGATTTCAGGCAAATAATAATAACTTTATCGGATTGGATTTACAACAGAATTGGAATAAAAATTATATGGAGACTAGATTTTTCTGTTCTTCGAGTAACGTGCCATTTGCATCATTTGCGAATGCGGATGACTCCATCAAATACTTGGTTCAAAGATGGAAAGATAGAATGTATCAAGTTCAACAAATTGATGCAAAATTAATTACTAAATTTTACATTTTAAATTTTGCGGCTACCAATACTGGAACTGGAAGAGAGGATATATATAATTCTTACGACCCAGCACTATTAAGTAATATTGAAACAGAGGTGCAAAACGCAATTAACTTGTTTAATTCCTCAAATGGATAATTTTTCTATATTGAATAATATTTATAAATAAAAATACTATGAACACAAAAGAAGTTTTGGATAGATACTTGGGTAAGAATACCCGTATCACCGAAAAAGAAACAGGTAATGGTTACAAAGAAGTTTGTGATTTGGATACAGGAGAATGTTATACTTTGAGAATGAAAGATGGGTTGATTGAAAGAGTAGATAACACGATGAAACAAAATAAAAAAATCCAAGTCGAAACAATGACTGGTGTTAAACAACTATTAAACGGTTAAAAAAATGTCCATAGATAACAAAATTTTAGAAGAAATTCAGAGATATAAGAATATTAATCAATATATCACTGAACAAGAAGTGCCACCGGTTCCCGAAGACCCGGCAGCAGCGTTACCACCCCCACCTGATGCGGGTGCCGCATTACCTCCTCCACCAGGAGCTCCTGCCCCTGACGCAGGAGCTGCACCACCTCCATCACCACCAGCTGCGGGAGCTGAACCACAACCTGTAGATGTTGCAACTGACCCTGATGTTGAAAAGGTTGGTGATGAAAAGGAGAAAAGAGAAGAATTAGAAATAACTGACTTGGTACAATCACAACAAAATGTTGAGAAAAAACAAGAAGAGTATTTCGAAAATTTATTTAAACACCTCGAAGATTTAGAATCAAAACTTGGTAATATGGATTCAATTGTTAGTAAGTTGAATGACCTTGAAGCCAAAGTTGAAAAATACAGACCAAAAACTCCTGAAGAAAAATTGGAGTTAAGAAGTTTAGATTCAGGACCATTCAATCAAAAATTATCTGAATTTTTTGAGGACAAACAAGGAGACCTTGAAAAAGCGGGTAAGAATGAGTATGTTTTAACTTCGGATGAGGTTGAAGGATTTTCACCAAACGAAATCAAAAAAAGTTTTAGAAACTTTGATGATGAAAATGAGGATGATATACAAGACTTCAAAGAAATTAGATAATAAAAAGGGACTTCGGTCCCTTTTACATTTGACTACACTACGGCTGACACTTATATTTAGTAAACAATTTAAATTTATATATTATGGCGACAAACAATTCTTTAGATGCTGTACTTGCACAGTATGAAAAAGCAAGTCAAGGAGGTTCATCTAACTCCTCAAAAATGTCTCAAGATGAAAGAATGAAAAAGTATTTCGCAGCAATTCTTAAAGACAGCGAAAAACAAGGTCAGAAAAGACTTCGTATTCTACCTACAAAAGACGGAAGCTCACCATTCAAAGAAGTATGGTATCATGAGGTACAAGTTGATGGCAAGTGGAATAAAATCTATGACCCAGGAAAAAATGATAATGAACGTTCACCACTTACCGAAGTTTATGAAGAACTCATGTCAACAGGTAAAGAGGCGGACAAAGAACTTGCTAAACAATATAAGCCACGTAAGTTTTATATTGTAAAAGTTATTGACCGTGATAACGAACAAGACGGTGTGAAATTCTGGCGTTTCAAGCACAACTACAAGAACGAAGGTATTCTTGATAAGATTATCCCGATTTGGAGAGCTAAAGGTGACATTACTGACCCTGATAAAGGTCGTGACATCATTCTTGAAATGACCAAAGCTAAAACACCAAAAGGCGCGACTTATACGGTAATTCAAACAATCATGTATGATGACCCAAGTCCTGTTCATGAAGACAAGGCGATTGGTGACTCATGGGTTAAAGATGAGTTGAGTTGGGCTGACGTTTATTCTAAAAAGCCAGTTGATTACTTGGAGGCTATCGCTCGTGGCGAAACTCCACGTTGGGACTCGGATGCTGGTAAATATGTTTATGGCAATTCAGTTGAAGAAACAACATCTATGGGTGGGGCAAAATACACTGACCCACAGTCAGAAGATGAACCTGATGGTGATTTGCCATTCTAATAAAATAATCGGCGTGGGTATTTCGGTACCCACGCTTTTTTCTAATTTATTAAATTTTTTTTATGAAAATTGCGGAAAGTATGTACAAGGCGCTCATGAAAAGATATGAGGCCGAAATTGCGGAGGCGGAAGCCACACTCTTGATTTATTTTAATAATCCTGTTGGAATTGGGGAACACCCACAACACTTGGAGGAAATGGACAAAATGTTGGAAAAATATGCCAACGCGAAAGACAAATTGGAAATAATTCAAGCTTTAATCAAAATCGAACCAAATGGCAATTAAGAAAAAAGAAATGGGTTTGGACTCAATCAAGTCTAAATTCTCGACTTCGGCCAAATATAAACCACAACGGTATTTTGACTTGGGTCCTGAATTTTTGGATGCGGTTGGAATTCCTGGCCCTGCTATGGGACATATCAATATGTTCCTTGGACACTCTGATACGGGTAAGACAACTGCTCTTGTAAAGGCGGCAGTTGATGCTCAAAAGAAAGGAATTCTTCCTGTGTTTATTATTACAGAACAGAAGTGGTCATTCGAACACGCTCGAATCATGGGATTTCAGTGTGAAGAAGTTGTTGATGAATCTACAGGTGAAATCGATTGGGACGGATTCTATTTGTTCAATAATAACTTTGACTATATTGAACAGATTACCGAATACATCAATTCACTTTTGGACGCACAAGAAAAAGGTGAACTTGATTACAGTCTTCTTTTCCTTTGGGATTCTGTAGGTTCTGTACCTTGTAAGATGACCTTTGAAGGTAAAGGTGGAAAGCAACATAACGCCTCTGTCTTGGCCGATAAGATTGGTATGGGTATCAATCAACGTATTTCAGGTAGTCGTAAAGCTGACTCAAAGTTTGAAAATACTTTGGTTATTGTTAATCAACCTTGGGTTGAATTACCCGACAATCCATTTGGTCAACCAAAAATTAAGGCAAAAGGTGGTGAAGCGATTTGGTTAAACTCATCTTTGGTATTCTTGTTTGGAAATCAAAAAGGTGCTGGTACAACAAAGATTACCGCCACAAAAGATAAAAGAACTGTTAAATTTGCCGTTCGTACCAAGATATCCGTACTCAAGAATCACATCAATGGTTTGGGGTATGAGGATGGTAAAATTATAGTAACACCTCATGGTTTTATGGCGGGTAAAGAACCGGCGGAAGAAAAAGCGTCGATTGAAAGTTACAAAAAAGACCATGCGGAATATTGGAAAGATATTTTGGGTGTGGCGGATTTGGATTTTGATTTGAAAGAAGAAGTAGAACCTTAATAAACTACAAGTTGACCAAAACATTATTAATTGACGGAAACAATCTATTAAAGATAGGATTTCATGGTGTGAAAGATTTCTTTCACGAAAACAGACACGTCGGGGGTATTTGGCATTTTCTAAATACTACCCGACGTTTTATTGAAGAAGAAAACTTTGATAAGGTTGTTGTG